ATGCGCTTCCCTTTGTCTTTGTCCATTTATTAAGTGTATACACATTACCCTCTCTTGTTACAACAGGTTTATCTTCTTCCTCTTCTTCCAGAGTTACGAGATAATCTCTATGTTCTTTAACTAATTTATAAATATCTGGATGCTCATTTGCTATATCTAAAAATGCTGACATCATAGTTGCTACATCTACTATACCGTTGATGATAGGGTCAGGTAAGTTGTGTTCAGGTGATATTGCTATCGACACATTTGTTTCACCTTCCCAACTACCATCATCCTTGTAATCTACTGGGCTTATAACTATTGCTATTTCATCATTGTCTAAGTCGTGACCCATTAGTCTTTCCTTTTTGTTTTTAATTCTATCTTCTTAACTGTAATCTCTTTACCTTTTTCTTTCAGCCAATCTTCAGGTATCACACGATGCGCCCACTGAAACTTGTGCTGCTCACACCAATGACAATACCTAGACTTAGCACCCTTGTATAGCTTGGCGTTTGCGTTACTGAATACAAACCTTATGTCTAACTCAGGGTGCTGTCTTTGTATCTCACGATGTTTACGTCTGTCAGCACTATCAAAGATACCTTTAGTCTCAATAATAATACCGTTGTCTAACACAAAGTCTGGTGTGTAGGTGCGGTAGCGTAAGTCTTCCCACTCAACCTTTAGTACTTCGTATCTGACTTTTTTCTGTGTCTTACGCAAGTACGCAGCAACCTCTTTCTCTAGGCCACTGCGATACCTACCTTTAATGTGTCTCCGCATACTCAGGACTCAGTAGAACATAGTCTACCATAGGCGGATTAGCAGCGTGTGACTTTACAGCTTCACGAGTCTGCAAGTTAGGCCAACACTTATGTTTGTAAGAACAGAACCCACACTCTGTGCCAAGCTTTAGATTACCAGTTAGCTTACGGTAATGTGTCTCTGGCACTGGCTCAAAGCAACGCTCAAAAGGTTTATCCTCATTGATGTAGCCTACTGTCTGCTCAATGCTTTCCATCACTGTAGGCTTGTCTACGGAGTTAGCATCAACATACTTAAACTCACCGTTTGCTTTGTTTACTACCCACCAACCACCTACATCTAACCCTGCAGCTTCAGCGTATCCTACTAGTTGAGATACGTAACCAAAGCTGTCACTTTTAGCTAGAGTTTCCAGAGTGTTGAACTTGTTCTTGTATGACCAAGGCGAAGCTGACTTAACATCATCTACCCTGCCATCAAGCACCATGTCGTACTCACCGTTTATTTCTGTGCCATCCTTTAACTTAAGGGTGACACTATCATTATCTTTGAAGTCTACCTCAGCAGCACGAAGAAGACCTTTGAACACTGCTTCCACAATATCACCAATGATCATGTTCATTAGAAAGTGTGGAGGTAGTGGTGTCTTGTCTTCAGGATCATTCTTCTCAAACCATAGCTGACAAGTAGGACGCCCAATGTTGGACATCCTTAATCTAAACTTGTCACGAGGTCCACTGCTGAACTGCTTCTCTAATGCAGCCTCAACATCAGAAGCGACTTGCTTACGTATGTCTTCAGCCATACTTGTCTCACCCTTGACAGCTTTGCCAAGGTACTCAAAGACAGCTAGTTCAGCAGGGTGGTTCATTAGTCTGCCTCTTCTACGTTGACGAACTCAGCTACGATAGCAGCATCATCATCAGAGATAGTCTCCTTATTCTTTTCATCCCACTGTTCTAAGATGTAAGAGTTTTGCGTAGTGATGTACGCTAAGAAGTTATGTAGAGTATCCTGATCTTCATGTTGTAGTTCTACCTTATCGCCTACATCTAAGCTCATAACGGCAAAGCTATTACCTGTTTTAGAATCAACTGCATTGGCACTTAATTTTAACATGCACTGAATAGGTAATACATTCTTACGTCCTAGTGCATTTACTGTTAAGTCTAAAGGTTTGATACTTGAAGGTGGTACTTCAAAAGAGAAAGGCATAGTAGTAATATCATCTACTGGATTACCTGCTTCATCAGTAACACCTGATGCAGTCAACTCACCAAAGAGAATCTTCTTACGTTTGATACTACGAATCAGATCCTTTGTTTTCTCAGGTACACTATCCCAATCTTCGATGTAACCTGACGGTCTGCCAAGATTAAATGTACCAACGTTATCTTTGAGGTCACCCTTTAGATCGTTAGCCATGACTGTCTTCATCATCATCTCTTCTTTGGCATCCCACTTTGACCACTGCTGTCGGATTGCAAAGATACGTATGGTAGGACTAGTTGCGTAGACAACATCATCTTCACCTCTTGTAATCTTGTATGCACCTGCAGGTACAACCTCAGTCTTGATAGGCTTACCATTAACTTCGATCTCACCCATGATACCTGTGTGCATCAAGTTAACTCTAGGTAGAACGGAACTCTTTCTTTCGCCACCGCTTTGAGTAGTTACACCTACTGCCTCTGCAAGAGACATACCTAAATCGTTTTGTATTGCTAGTTCTGTATTCATTGTTTTACTTACTTTCTTTTAAAGTTAAAGATGGTTAGTTATACTCTAAACATCAATTGTGTCAAGCCAATTCTTACCAATTTTGGCTTCTAATAATAGAGGCACATTCATTTCTATATCGTATGCGTCTTTTATGACACAGTTTAGATTAGCGTTGATAGTCTCAACAATAGTCAAGACTTTTTTTACTTCGTCAGGGTGTACATCTATCACCATAGAATCGTGTACAGTATTGACTAAGCATGATTGTAGAGGCTTAAGCAATCGCTCAAACTCTAATAGCACGACAGGTACGATGTCACCTGTAGCAAAACCTTGGACAGGGTAGTTCTTTATCATAGTGAAGTGTGACACACTACCATTTTCTCTACGATGCACGTCAGGGAAAGCGTATTGCCTACCACTGACATTAGTTATCTTACCTTCATTAACAGCCTCGTCACCCAACCTACTGTGCCACCTGGCTATACCTTTATACTTCTCTACGAACTGCTTGTAGTATGCAGCTTCTGCCTTACTTCTGCCATACCCTGTAGCCCCGAAGAGAGGAGCGAAGGTGTGTGCCTTTGCATCCTGTCTACCTGTAGGTTGCCCTGCATCACTGATAACCTTTGCCGTGTAGGAGTGTACATCAAATCCTGTATCAATCTCCTGCATAGCTGTCTTATCTTGTGCTAGGAACGCAGCAGTTCTGAACTCAAGTTGAGCAAAGTCGGCCTCAATTATTTTGCCACCCTCCCACCTTGAGATGAACACACGTTTTATTGGGAAGGTTCCTCCTCTTGGCATGTTTTGCATGTTGGGGTTTCGTCCAGAGAATCTACCTGTACTGGTGATATGCTGGGTAAGGTTGATGTGTAGTTTGCTACTTCTTTTGCAGTTGGTGATAATGCCATCCACAAAGCTACTAAGATAACTACTAATAGCACTAAGCCTCTTGACGTCTTGTAAAAATCCAATTGCTTTCTCCATATTGTTGTTTTTAGCTGTGGCTATAAGTGCATCTAGGTTTGTCTTACCTACACCGAAGCCATTGGCACTGACCCACTTCTTACTTGGTGGAAAGAAACCAAGCCCTGCCATTTCGTTTGTTGCTGTGAGTAAGAAACCTCTACCATCACAGTCTGTACATTTGTTTGGTATTTTGTAGAGTGTACCATCCTTTCTTTTCTTGTGTACTCTCCCATACCCACTACATTTGGGGCAGGTAGAAGCCACTGTCTTAAATAACATCTTACTATTTTTTCTTACTGCATCTCTAAAACCTTTGTCATCTACATAATCAAAGATATCTACCCACTCTTTCTTGTTGTTAGGTTTGATACTAAAGATTACCCACGACATCTGCTCTGGAGAGTTAAGATTAATAGGTGTGCCACCCATCAGTTCCCTTGTTGTGGCTTGCAGTCTATCAAGTATTTCTTTGCGCTCTCGCTCGAATGTAGTACGGACGTGTTCGAGGGCATCTCTATCCACCCTGATTCCTGCCATTGACATTCTTGTGAGGACTTTGCAGGTTCTAAAAGTAACGTCCTTGACTGCTCGTAAGGAAGCGGAGGATGGGGTTGAAAAGTCAGCCTCTGTTGCTTTGTACAACTCGCCAGTGGTAAGCAAGTCAAGGTCAAGATAATGACTGAGTTCATCAAGTGGTATCTCATTGGTGTTGTATCCTTTCTTGTAGTACGTCTTGAGTGTATCATCTTTCTGATACTGTAGCTCTCGTCTAATAGCACACTGCTCTAAACTAAGTGGTTGCTTTTGTCCACGCAAAAGTAAATATTCTGCAAGCATTGTGTCATATATGTCACCATCATACTTAAAGTCGTTAGCCCATAGCCAGGCTAGGTCATACTGTAGGTTGTGACCTATCAGTAAAGTTGTGTTATTTAGCATCCTCTGTAAGACACAGGCGTTGGACTTGTGTTGTTCTGTTGCTTCCTTGTGATCAAACGGTAGTAGTCTCTTCTCTCCTGTATCTAAGCACAG